ATGGATAGACTGGCAATACTTACGGGCGCAGGAGTAAGCGCCGAATCGGGACTCGGAACCTTTCGCGACAATGACGGGCTCTGGGACAACTACGACCCTATGGAGGTTGCTTCCATAGATGGTTGGTATCGTAACCGCAAAAAGGTTTTGGACTTTTACAATATCAGGCGGAAACAGCTTGAAAATGCTGCGCCAAACGAAGCCCACAAACTCATCGCTTCGTTGGAAAAACGCTTTAAAGTGGATGTAATAACGCAAAATGTGGACAATCTGCACGAAAGAGCCGGCAGCACCAATGTGTTGCATCTTCACGGTGAACTGTGCAAAGTACGTCCCGAAAATACCTTTTGCGAAGTTGACGGCTTTTCGGAAAAAGAAGTTTACGATGTCGGCTACGGTGAAGTGCATCTTGGCGACAAGGCTCCGAATGGAGTGCAGCTGCGTCCGCACATTGTCTTTTTCGGCGAGGCCGTACCCAATATGACGAAGGCGGTAGAGATAGTTTCAAAAGCTGATATGGTGCTGATTGTCGGCACCTCCCTAAGCGTCTACCCCGCTGCAAGCCTGTATCACTATGCCCCTGACAGCGCTCCGGTTTATCTGATAGACCCCAAAGCGCCGGGAATAGCAGATGCACGGATTCGCCATATTAAAATGGTGGCCACCGACGGAATGAGAGAGTTTGTGAAGATGATTTAATCTTCGTTTGCGATATCGATAAAATTATCTAAATTTGCAGCCCGATTGGAAAGTGGGGTTGCAGGGCGGGATTGCAGAAGCGGGACTTCGGTGGCAGAGTTGAGATGGCAGGGTTGCAGAAGACGGGTTGCGAAGGCGGGTTGCGAAGGCGGAGACTTGATGACAGGGCACTCTTGCAGAGCATGGTTGCGATAAAAACACTGAATGGAAAGAGCAAGCTCTTAAAAAATATTGGAGGAATGGCCGAGTGGTCGATGGCGGCAGTCTTGAAAACTGTTGATCCGCAAGGGTCCGGGGGTTCGAATCCCTCTTCCTCCGCGTAAAACATTGGAAATCAAGCACTTAGATGCTTGATTTCCTTTTTTTATTGCACTCCGCAAGCAAAGACAAAAGTCCCATACCCTTTAACAATCAAAGAGTTACAGAGCCTCCAGCCGAGACAAACCCGGCCAAGGAGTCCGGAGGTTCTGGTTACCAGCACTCCGGCTATGTCACCCCTTGTCTGCCCCTTTTGAGGGCCGAAAAGACAAGAAAAGTCATAATGGCGTAAGTTATTAGTAACCGTATTCAACCCTCCATAACCTATTGCGGTGTTCAGAACCTTCGGACTTTTGGGGAACAGAACCCCCGGATATTGCCGGGATGTGACCAGAAATTTCGAGACTGTGACCACATTCGCAGAAAATGTAACCGACACCGCGTAACCTGACGCTAATTTTCTATTCCGATGTCCTTCATTGTCTATGCCAATATGGTGATAAATAAATACTTGCAAACTAATTTTGCAACCATAAAAGCAAAGATATGATATCCAAAGACGAAAAAACCCTGCAGGCCCAAGCGACCTTCTCTCTGATCTATGTGATCCAGAAGGGAAAACTCAAGAAGGACGGCACAGCTCCGATCCTCGCTCGTATCACCATTAACGGCAAGATGAGCCATGTCTCCACAAAGCTCTCAGTCCTCCCGGAACGCTGGCTCCCGAAAGAGTACAAGACCGTCGGCATCACCAAGGCCGACAAGGAACTCAACGAGACTCTCGAACAGTTCAAAGACAGCTTCCGCAGGAAGTACTACGACACCGTTTACAAAGGAGAAGTCCTCGACGCGAACAAGCTCAAGTACGATACGATGAGCCTTGACAATGAACGGTGCATGACCATAATGGATCTGTGCAACCGCTTCATCAACGAATACGAACCGCTGCTCCAGACGCAGGGCTACGGCAAGGAAGCCTTCTTCAGATACAAGGTGCTGCGCGACCGAATCAGCCGCTTCCTCCACGAAGAATTCCATGTGGCCGACCTGCCGCTCACCAGCATCAACCGGGAGTTCCTCGACAAGCTGTACATGTGGTTCCGGACAGTCAACAAGCTCAACAACAATACGACGGTCAAGACTCTGCACCGCTTCTCCAGCATTTACAAGATGGCCCGGAATAACGGCTGGGTGATTGGAGATCCGTTCAAGATGCAGAACCTCCATCTGGACAAGGTGGACAGAGGCTACCTCACCACCGAGCAACTCGATGTTCTGTACAACAAGGAGTTCGCTTCCGAGCGGCTTTCAAAGGTGCGCGACCTCTTCCTCTTCAGCTGCTACACCGGACTCTGCTACATGGATTTGAAGAACCTCACCTACGACGAGCTCATCACATGGTCGGACGGGAACCTCTGGATTTCCACCAAGCGCACCAAGACGAAGGTTCCGGTGAATGTCCGCCTGCTGGATATACCTCTTAAATTAATAGAGAAGTACAAAGGCCAAGGTAAAGGCAACAAGGTCTTCCCCATGCCCTCGAACCAGAAGACAAACGAATATCTGAAGGAGATCTCAGCTGTGTGCGGATTCCCCAAGGAGCTCACCTTCCACATGGCCCGGCACACTTTTGCCACCACCGTCACCCTCGGAAACGGAGTGCCCATCGAGAGCGTTTCAAAAATGCTCGGCCATACCAACATCCACACGACGCAGATCTACGCGAGGATCACAGACCAGAAAGTCAACCACGACATGGAGAAACTTTCCGAAATCATCAACGGCCAGCACCCGGAACCTACGCAGCCGTCCGTCGAGGCACAAAATGCCGCAGAATCAATGCTCGGACTCAAAAGGTGGGCAGGTGCCGCAGGACTCTCTATTCAACGGTAACAAGGAGTTTCTCCGGCAGATTTGAATGTGCAATATTTTTCACTACCTTTGCTGTCAGAACGGACTTCACTCTGAGCCATCGAGCCGCCTTGTGCCAAAGGCTTAGAGCCGCTTGCGAAACGACTCCAGAGTGTTTATCCATAAAGTTTCCATGTTGCCGGACAGCAGCCCGGAAATAGCTACAGAAACGAAGAACGGTCACCTTTCCCGGTGGCCGTTCTGCTATGAGGCAATAAAAAAATAGAGCCGAGTGACGATTCCTCCGATGGTGTCAAGACTGACAGCAGCAGACCTTTGAACCCAGTCACCAACTCTATCGCTGCAAAGATAATAATTTTTTCTTATCCCAGCACCCACCCCTTATCGGTGGCGATTGCAAGCTGGGCCGCAGTGAGTTTCGCGGTATTCCGGGATCCGAGGGTGATCTTTCGGGACAGCCCGGTACCCGTCAGATCTGCCAGAGCATTGAGTACTGACAGCAGGCTGGCCACCGTCAATTTCGTGCAGCCGTTGATCCAGATATCCACATTGATGGTTCCTTCGAAGGTCATATTCTGCAGGGCCGAGCAGGTGGTGAAGGTCGTGTCGCACTGCGAGGTCACCTTGCTGAAATCCAGCGGAGAGTCAATAGTCACGAGGTTCTTACACCCATGAAACATCTCCCCGACCGAGGTGGCTTCGCTGGTGTCGATATGCTCGATGTAAGTCAGATTCGTGCAGCCATAGAACGCATAAATGAAGTCCGTCACATTGTGGGTGCTCAGCCAAGGCACTGTCCGGAGAGCCGTACAGCCATAGCACATCTTGTAACACGATGTGAATGTGTCCTCTTGCATCAGTTCCGGGAACTTCTCGATTTCGGTATTGTTCAGAAACAGCTCGCGTCCGTTCCGGACATGCACGATGTCGTTAGGAACATCGCAGATGAGATTTACATAATCCAGCATCGTATGGGCATTGCTGCAGTCCACTCCCTTCTCGGTAAGGTACTCTTCGGCCCGGCCCAGAATCCAATCCAGCCGATGGACAACACTATAAAAATCTGCCATAACCTGCCTCCTTATCCAAGCACATCAAGGATTTGCTCCACAAACTCGTCAAGACCGAGCGCGGTTCCAATCTCTGCCAGAGTGATTTTATAACTGCGGCCACCTCTCTCAATCTCGATGAGGTCTGTCTCTGCCGCACTCGACGCAGCCGGAAGCTGCGATATCAATAGTCCATTTTCTGCCATTGTTGTCTATCCTCCCATTACGGAGCTCTTGAATGACTCCTTGTTAAGTACATACACTAAGTCCCGGCCCTTGGCCACCAGCTCGCCACCAAGGGTGATGTTCATGCTCTGCGGAGCCGCTGCCGGGATCATTTGCTGGAGCCGGGACAGAGGTGCGATGACCTCCGGATCGACGGCTGCGTTGGCATTGTCCCCGACCAGCGCATAGGTCTTTCCGAAGGCCAGACCTCCGGACGCGAGGGCCGGGACGCTTTCCTGCGCACTCTTATTGATGAGTGCCGTCATGATTGCAGCTGCCGCCACCATCGCAGCACCCACACCGATAGCTGCCCACGGGTTCGCCAGCACCGATTTAAGCGTCGATTTGAAGGCGATAATCATCACACCGAACTCGATGAGCTGCGCACCGATGTTCTTGAGGAACTGCGCCATTTGCAGCAGGATCGCATTCATGAACCCCTCGAAGCCGAGGTCACCTGCGATCATCTTGCCCAGCGCGTCTGCCGCCTCCGTTATTGCATCCGCAAGGAACTGCGACACCGTCTGATCGAACCGATCCATGGTGGCCTTCATTGTTGAAGCCACCTGCTCCAGAGCATCAGAGAACTTCCATCCCTTCTCGGTCAGTGCTGTAGTATAGGTCTCGACGGCTTGCACCGTCTCGCTCATATTCTCCTGCAACCCGGCAGATGTATCGTCTGCCCAGCCATAGATGCCCTCCCGGACAGTCTTGAAGATCTCCTGCGCCTGCTGCTGGTATTGTGATGTGACGGGCTTCAAGTCCGGCATCTCGTACTCCAATTTCGGCATCGGGATTTTTATATCCGGCAACTTCAAGTCATCGCTTCCCCGGTTCTTCATCCTTGCGGCCTGCTCTGGAGTGATGTTCTGCAGGAAGTCCAGCTGCTCCTTGAGGTCGGTAATCTCGGCATTGGCCGCTGCGATGTCGTCGACCGTCGATTCCGGGAGGAGTTTCTTTTTCTCCAATTCGGCAATCTTCGCCTGCAGCTCCCCGATGAGTCCGGTGGTCTCCTCGGTGGCGGTGTTGACGGTGTTAAGGCCCCCGGCCATAGCATTAGCCATAGCATCCGACATCTGCTGAGCGATCGCTGCGGACTCCGCCTCGGCCTTCTCCTGCTCTGCAATTGCAGCCTTGCGCCTGCGGATTGCCTCTTCGAGTGCGGCCTCCTCCGTTTCGAGCTCCCTGCGACGATTACCCTTGTTCAGCGCGTAGTCTATCTTCGAGGCCAAGGACTGACCTTGGAACGGAGACTCGTTCTCATTCACCGCTTGTAAGCGACGGTTTTCTTTGAGGTTCCTCTCCAGAGTTCCCATCGATAGGCCCTCGTACTTTGTGGCCATGTCGTCGATGAGCTCTTTCTTTTTCTGCTTGGCATATACGAATGCAGCGGCCAGCGCAAGCACCGCTGCCACAAGAGCACCCACCGGACTCATCAGCGCAAGGAACCCGGTCTTGAGTGCCGGGAGCAGGCGCAGGATGCCACTGATGCCGAGGCTCACCGGGCCGATCGCTGCGGCAATACCTCCGATTACTACGATGACCTTCTGGAGCTCCGGACTCATGGCCGAGAGGATGTTTATCACTCCCATGAGGGCCTTGGAGACCTTGTTGATGACCGGAGTCATCACGCCTCCGAGCATCTCAAGGAAATCTCCCCATGCATTTTTCAGCTGCTGCAGCGCACCCACTCCGGATTGCGCTGCGGCCTTGGCCTGCCCTCCGAACTTCTTTTCAAGAGCATCAAGAATGACGGTCTGCGCTCCAGCCACATCTCCGGCCTTGGCCATCGTCTTTATCATTTTCTCCTGCTCCTCGGTGAAGGTCACTCCGGCCCTCGAAAGGGACGAGAGCTTGGTGATAGGATCGGAGAGGGCCTTGCCGAGCTGCGTTGTCGCAGAACCCAGATCCATCTCCAGCGCGGTGGCCATATCGAGGATGATGCTCTGCGTCCTCTTGAAATTGTCCCCGGTGATATTGGTGAACGACAACAGGCGCGTCGTTACATCATTGAGGATGGTCTCGTCCCCGAACAGAGTGATGTTCTGGAACTCGGTGGCCATCTGCTTGAACTGATCAAGAGAGAACCCTGCAGCATTCCCGGTGGCCTTGATAGCCGTTTGCACCTTGGCCTCGGCCTTCGCCTGCGTATCAGCATTGGCGATGGCCACAGCACCAAGGGCCGTCAGCGGTGCGGTGAGCTTCAACGACAGACTCTTCCCGATGGAGGCGAGCTGCTTGTCGAACTTCTGCAGGCTCTTCTCCACTTGGCTGGTCTTCTGCTGGAACTCGTATGAGTCCGCACCGATCTTGATGAGCAGATCCGCTATTCTTCGTGCCATAGTCTTTTCTAAGGTCTGTCTTTCTTATAGAGATCCCATCCGGCAATGACCTCGTCGATGTTGGCCGGGATGCCGTTCTCGACCTTTGACATCGCGCACACCACAAGTATCATCGTTTCCTTGCTGGTGATGTCCACCGTCGCATCCGGGGCCAGCAAGACGGCCTCGGCCACATGGCGGACATAACTCCCTGTGTCGTTCTCACAAGGAGGTGCCCAGCGGTTTATCATCTGCCGGATCGTCTTGAGGCGATAGTGGTGATAATAGTAATGCAGCAGCACGAAAACGGCCCGGTATCCGTAGGCCATGCTTTTGAACTGCTTGAATGCAGTATCTTGGGAGGGAACGATCTCTCCTTTGTATGCCGTCTTTGAAAGTCGGATGTTGCAGGGATTGCAATTGCGAATTCCACGAGGTGTCATTCTGCGGAAACCGCCTCCTCCCGGATCTTTGCTTCTTCGGCTTCCTTCTCGATCTGCAGGCGGTGCTTGCGATCGTACTCCGCCTTGAGAATCAGCACCGGGCATTTCTCCGGACTGTCAATTGCATCGCACTTGAAAGCCTGCCGGATGACATGGCGGTTTTCTGAAATCTCCACATCCTTTGTCTCGATAATCTCCGAGAGCTTGTCCACCTTCTTTTCGAGGGTTTCAACCCTGCCGTCCAGTCGCTTGATCTGCGCGGACTGAAGGGTGACAATCTGCTCCGTATTTTTGAGTTCCTCTCCCTTGGCCTCTGCCGTCTCCTTGCGCTTCTTCGGCTTGAAGAAGAGAAGGGTGCCGACAAGACCGCTGCCGAGGATGAAGTTCAGCACAAGGCTGATAATCTGAACTGTTGCTGTCTGTTCCATTCTGGTACTTTTTTCAATTATTTTCTGGTTTACTTTTCAATTATTTTGTCAGTCCCACTCCGATTCATATCCCGGACAATACTTGTAAATGCCCTCGTCCGTCACATAGTACAGATCCCCGAAGATGAACATCACATCGATGGCGGTATTGTAATCCATGCCGCTGGCCCAGAGCAGGTGCCACTCCTGCGTCTTGTAATTGTACACCGACGCATGGTCATAGATATTGGCGGCATTGGCCATGCTCACTGCGGCCTTCTGGGAATACCTGCCGATGGTGTCGATATCCTCCGCTGTGAGGATGGAAGTTCTCCTGCATAGGTGGGCCATGTCCGTTGTCGGACGGCACTCAACCCAATAGTTGTCATCGATGGCCTTGATGTCGCAATAGTCGATTCCGATCTGGTTTACGATATTCCGTCCATGGTAACGCTTGTCGTGCAGGAATGCTCCCTCGGTGGTATTGACAACGATCTGGTTCTTTGTCACCAGCGCACTGCGCAGCTCTCCATACATCTGGTCCCCGTAGTCATTTGTTGAGCCGCCTGCTACATGTGTTGCCGTAGGAGTAACTGCCGACGAAGGCGGTGTCATCAAACCGGAAAACACTCTGCCGTACCCGGTTCCGGAATAGCCGACAGAATAATAGTACATGCAGAAGGCCCCGTTGAAATATGTAATGAATCCGGCATAGGTTGACGGCAATGGGACGGTGTCCCGGACGATGCCGCGATAGTCGCAGTAATAGGCTGTCGTGCTGTCAACACGCACAAAGCCGTCGTCTGCCGGGAAGATATCAAAGGGTGCCGTAGACGAATACAGCGTCTCCAGATGCCGGGTGATCGTATCGAACCGCAGGATTTGTTTGTTGATGGTCTTGACGATGATGAAGTCCATGCAGCGGATGCAGGAACTGATCTGCACTGGGAACCTTGCGACTTGGATACAGTTATCTCCTTGCAGAGGGATATCCGGATTGATGAACTTCGGCAGCTCCACCAACTCGCAGTTGCATGAATCATCGAGTGCCTGCACCTCTACGGAGTTGACGGCATAGGCCGCACTGAGGTATTTGTCATCAACGATGACACTGTTAAGGTCGATATGCAGTGAGGTGAAGATATCTCCGGTGAGACGCTTCGAGGGAAGCTGCCGGAGCCGCCTTGCACAAAGGGCGATATGATCCAGAAGCGTTCCGTAGTCGTCCTTGCCCTTGGAGTGCCACATCCTCGTCGGCTGGCCACCGCCATCGATGTAGTACAGCGCGTAGAGCAACTGGTCATTCGGGATGGCCGGGATATCACTCACAGGAAGGGTTATGGACATGTCGATATTGTTGGCCGGGTTCAACAGCGAGTTATACTCAAGGCCGATGTCGTACAAATCCCCGGCATCCACATCGAGATGCATATCGACGAAGTTCATGTACTCATACGCATAGGAGTATCCATGTCCAGACGGAGCGGAGTAACTGTTGCCTGCGAGTGTCTGCTTGATATAGAAATAGAAGGTTCCGGTGCAGGGAATGCCGTCAATCTCTATCTTGACGCTCTGCTCGCTGCCCGGCTTGACTCCCTGCTCGATGCTGATTTCCTCATCGTTCCAATGGCCGTTTATATCCAGCCAGAAGGTTGTGCCGTCGCTGGCCACCACCTTGGCTCCGAACTGAATGGTGACGGTGTGCTGCGTCGGATCGGTGCTGTGGCCGCTCATGCCTCCGGAGCTGTACCAGCTGGTGAAGGCCGCGATCATCATGAAGTCCCAAGTGAACAGAAAGCCGCACTGCTCGACACGAACGCCTCGCGTCTGGATTATGGTGTCGTGATGGCTTGAATTGCCCGTAACCTTCAAGCCGCGATCCGAGAATGAGAGAGCCGAATATGTGTCGATCCATGCATCCGGATCGAGGAACCCCAGCTTCTTGGAGAGGTCTCCGAGGGACTTGTTCGTCACCCCGATGGTGATGGTCTTGAGTGCCGGGACGATGTCGAGGTTCGTCGACTCGCCAAGGATGTACAGTTCCTCTCGCCACATATCGTCATTGAGGTTACGCTGGCAAGGAACGGTGACCATGCGGTACGAGTTCCCGGCACTGCGAAGGCCGACTCCGGTCTCCCTCGTTCTTTTTCCGATGATGGAGGCTCCGCTGAAGTAATCCTGCGGACGGAACTCATCGTAAAGGGACACGATCCTGCGCAGGTGCAGCGATCCTCCGCTCTGGAATATCTGGGCCGCAAACGGTGCGATGCACAGCTCAAGGATATCGCGGTAGGACGGTTCCTCGTACACGAAAAAGAGTCGCTCGATGTCGAGGTAGGTTTGGGAGAGAGGAGATACATTCTCGTTCATGTTCTCTCCATAGAGGTCGATCCAATCCACCAGCGGCAGGTCGAGTTCCATGAGGTCTGTGCAGGCGGTAAGCAGTTGCTTGAGTGACTTGCGTCCGGTGATGCCGATGCCCAGCAAGTCCCGGAAGTCAATCGACGAGAGGAGGTTGAAGCCGTCAACGGCCTTGACGCTCACCTCGTAAGGCGGTGCTTCGAATTTCTCACTGTACAGATCAGCCGTCACGAACCCTCGCCAATAGAGGCCACCGTTCCGGAAGATGCTCATTCGATAGAACCTCGGATCGGAAGTGAAGAGGCCCAGATAGTGGAAGTTCTCCTTGCAGAGAATGTTGATGGTGGCTTCGCTGGCCTTGACCGGGGTATAGAAGTCGTCACCGCGTTTCTCCCATGTAATCTTGATTGGCGAGCTGCCGGAGAAGGTCATCTCCTCCGACTCTCCGCTGTAACCTCTCTGGGCAATCTCCACTCGCCAGAGGGTTTTCATATAACGGCTGCTGAGCTCCGCGTAGTATTTCAGACCGAATGATGCCATACCCCACTTCTATGCTGGTAAAGATAGAGGCAGCACCCGGATCTGTTCGGAATATATTATACGGTTTGAAACGAAAAAGCCGAGGTGATTTCTCACCCCGGCAGTGCCAGTATTGGATCACACAGGTCGGTCTGTGCCTTGATTATAACTCATCGTCGTAAGCAGCATTTTGCTTCTGATACAACTCGACATTGATGTATTCGATTTTTACATACCGTCTATAGGAACCACCCATAGAACGAGATCTTTCATTGCTTATGATAATGGCGATTCCATTTGATCCAAAATATGTCGTGCTTAAGTTTCCATCATCATCCTTTTTCTCATCGCCCACACCATACTTCTCATCGAGCTTTTCCTTAAGACTTTCATACTGATTCTTTGCCTCTCTCTCATTGTCTGTTCCGTAATCGCCATAACTATCGTATGCATTGAACCAATAGAACTTGCCGTCACTCATACATAAGAAATTCGCAAAATCCCACTTGCTTCCTGCGAAGTATAAATCAGTGAAAGTATTTATAATAGTATTAGACTCTCTTTCCTCCTTGCTGAAAACACCTTTTGTCCCGACAGCTGACTTGATCTGGGAAGATGTAATCCTATTGCCCATCTTCAACCCAAAGAAGGTGTCTTGAATTGATGTTGTTCCTTTCAACATAGAAGGATCACCTTCTTTTGCTGCGAGAATATAAAGGAGCCCGTTTTCATTTTTGGCCTTTATCGTAAAGAATGCAAGTTCGTTACTTGCCCATATTTTTAATGAGCCTTTTGTGTCGGCAAGCCAATCAAACCCCATTTGTGCAAGATTCACATCATCCATATCGATAGTTGAAGCACCCATCTTCTCGGATACTATACTATCAAGTTTTGCCGATAAAATGGAGGGCATATATTTCTCGGTGACTCGATCTGGTATAATGGAGTAGATAAACGGAGAGGCACCTTCTTCCATAAATGCTGCAATAGTAACACAATCATAATCTCCAACTCTCAAATCATCCAGCACATAGAATGGACACTGAAAGGTCATCGAAGCAACAAGAGAATCCGTCTTTGGAAGAATTCGTGAGGCATATTTTTCCTCAAATTGTTTGCTCGATAATTTCCAATTGTACGAGTCTACAAAGGAAAAGAAATCACCCCTCGTTTGGGCCTGCATGATTACAGAGAAAGTAATCAATGCAATAATTGTAATGATGCGTTTCATATCAAGTACTGTATGACACACAAAGTTAGAACTATTTTTTTATGCATCAAATAAAGCCGGAACCGCATCACTGCGATCCCGGCTGGGATGCATCCAGAACGGATGCGCAAGCAAGTAACACTTCCGGAGCCTAAGAATCGGCTCGCTTGAGGATTGTGAACCCGTCCTCTCCGGGTATAACTGCGAGGCCACCCCATGTCCCATGAAGCTGGCCCATGCTGTCGATATGTTCAACGACTCCCTCCCTGCCCACATAGGTGTTGTCGTAGGGATCGTCGAGCCGGGTGATTCTGATGGTGTCCCCGACCTTGACACCGTAATTTCTGTTATTGTTGCACATAGTATTGTAGGGTTTTGTAGTGTCTATTTTTCTGCGTCCATGGCCCAGAGCTGCTGGTCGAGCTCGTGAAGCTCGTCGTTGATCTCTCTCTGACGATCCTGCAGGCGGAAAAGGTCGCTGTAGTGGCCATTGTTCGCGCTGCGGATTTCCTTGATGCGAGCGTCGTTTGCGTAGAACTCTTTTTCCAGTTTCTCAATCTTGGTAAGGAGGCTTTTGCGTGTCATAATTCTTTGATTTAAAGTGTTTTACTTGCGTTCTTGTTGCATGTCTAAGGTCGCTACATTATTCGACACATGCAAGTCATTTCGCATTTATTTTCAAAGAATAACGCATTTATTTTCAAGTATTTAACCCTCCTTATGCAAGAGGGTTCTCAAGGCTCTTCTGGAGTCTCTCCATGCGCTCATGGATCTCTTCCATGGTGTCAGCATAGTCGAAGAGCATGTTTTTGAGGTCACCCAGAAGTGCAGTGTTGGAGAGGAACTTTCCGAAGTCCATGTAGAACCTTGCCCGGTCTCCAACCTCGTTCTTGCAGAGGTCGAAGCTCCCGGTGCTGCCGACGCTGATTTCGAAGCGTTCCTTGTTGTCGTCCAGCCAATTTCTGCGCTCGTAGTAAATCTCGACCGTCTGGCCGAACACCGACCTGCCGTCCTTCTTTATCCCGAAGGCGCAGCAGCTGGTGCTGAGGTTCTGCACCTGCCAATGATTGCCGAGGTTCGCCTTGATGAGGATTTCCAGCGCGGTGAGCTTCGCCATGCAGGTCTTTTCGTAGTTCTTCGTCTCGGCTGCGATGGCAGCTTCCTTCTCGGCCTTAAATGCCTGCCCCTCCGCTGTTGCGTAGAATGCCTCGCGGCTCTCGGCTGCGGCCTTCTTTGCCTTTGCCGTTTCGAGGGCCTTGGTGAGCATCTCGACATCCTGCTGGAGATCGTAGAGTTTGCTCTTCTTAAGCTGCTCGTAGAAGCGGTAGGTGTTTGAGTACTGTTCCGGGGTAAGGAGGTTTTCTGCTTCACCCTTGACGGTTGCGATTTCGTAGCGGAGGGTGTAAGTCTTGAGGAGGAGGTCTGCTTTCGTTGCCATAATTACTTGATTTAAAGTGTTTTACTTGCGTTCTTTGTGCATGTCTAAGGTCGCTACATTATTTGGAACACGCAAGTCATTCTGCATTTATTTTCAAGAAATAATGCATTTATATTCAAGCATTTACACTTCCTCCGGTTCGTCGTCCAGACTCTCGAATGGATTGTACTCTACAGGCTTTCTCTCCTCCTTCGGAATGGTGTAATTGCAGGTGATCCACTCGTCCTGCCGTCTCCGGGAAGTCTTGCTCGCGGTGATGGTGCGATTAAGAGTGTGGATTGTCCATTGGTGTTCCTTCGCGTACTGCTCGATGAGCGGATGAGGGAACATCGTCAGCATGAACTTGCCCTTCAGATTAGCAAGCACCTCCAGCAGCTCTGCAAAGTCCTGCTCGTTGAAAGTGCCGTTGTAGTGTGCGCAATCCGTCCCGACATAAGGCGGATCGACAAAGTGGAATGCCCCCTCGCAATCGTAGCGTTTAAGGAGGTTGATACCGTTCTCGCACTCGATGGTGCAGTTGTCCAGACGCTTGCACAGCACCTCGGTGAAGTCGTCCTTGGCATTGCGCAGCTTCTTGGTGGTGGTACCGCTGCGGTCATAACCGAAGGTACCGTCAAGCATCGAGGCGAACCCCAGCTTGCTGCAAACCCAGACGGCCCATGCGCGTTCCACCGGATTGAAGAACTCCGGATGCTGGTTGATGTGCTTGGCCTGCGCATGGATCTCCCGGCTGTGGAGCGTCGAGTCAATGAGCGTTTTCAGCTCCGGGTACTGCTCCTTGGCCACCTTGTAGAAGTTGATGAGCTCCGCGTTCACATCGTTGATGACCTCGCATTCCACCGGAGGGATGGCAAAGAGAACGGAACAGCCACCACAGAAGGCTTCTGTGTACAGAGTGTGTTCCGGGATCAACGGAAGGATGTATTTCAAGATGGACTGTTTTCCACCGTAGTAAGATATTGGAGTTTTCATTACAGAAATTTAAATCGGAGTTTTATTACTATGTATCCAACGAGCAGGATGCCGAGGATGATGGCCACCAGACGGAGGATCGGGATTGCCTTGCCCTCCGGCTCGGTCTGTTTTGTCTGGAACACTTCTGCGTCGGTCTGTGACTGCGTCGTGACAAGGGCTGCGGAGGTACTGTCCGAGGTTTGTGATTTGACTGCTTGCAACCTAATTTTTGTATCGACAGTCCTCCGCACCGCTCCTTGTTTCTGGGAAGAAGGAGCCGGGGTTGGATTGCGGATCTTCGGAGGCTCAACATCTGCGCTGTCACTGTGATCCTCACTCACCGCTGGCGTAATCGTCACAGCGGAGTCCGGGAATGATGCATCCGGCTCCGGAGGATAATACTCGACGACATGCTGCTCGACCACCAGATCGGCATTCTGGAGTTCCTGCCTTATGAGCTTCACGATTGTGGAATCGGAAGAGGACTCACTCTGGTGCACCTCCTGCGGTGGGAGCCTTCTGGCCGCTCCGCAGGAGGATATCAATGCAGCTGTAACAATGGCCACAGCACATCTTGCCATTATTCGATATCGATTGAGCATTCTTGTAGTATTTCTTGTACTCGTTGTTTTCTTTGCTCCGGAGTCAGCTCCAGAGCTTTTTTTATCGGCTCATCCCAAGGCAATGGGAACATGGCTTTCATCTCGGCTCTGTCCTTCGGCATGAGCTGGATGCAGGTAAGCGTCCAGATCTGCCACCGGGTGCGTTCCCATGCAGCACGCTCCTCGTCCTGCTTTCGCCTTGCAAACCCATTCCATGCGTAGATGAACTCCGCTGGTGTCATGTCCTCAAAGTCGCAGGGACGCAGTCCCATCTGACCGACGGCAACACTGTACCAGCCTTCGTATGTAGGTTCCAGCCGGGGTTCGTCGTCGCCTACTTCCCGGCCTGCTGGTTTGGGCCATAGCCCTCCATCCTTTCCATCATCGGACGGATCTCCTCAGCGAAGGCATCCACGAACTCGAAGATGAGCTCCGGCTGCTCTTCGATGAAGTCCCACACCACATCCTCGCTGTACTCTCCGGCATCTTCCCGGCCATATTCCTTCCGGGCACCCTCGGTGAGTCCGATGGACGCGAGGGCCACGATCCCGTCCAGAGAGCTGATGACATCCCTTGCGGTGACGATCTCCGAGAGAGTCTTCCCGGTTCGCTTGAGGAAGGTATTGACGGCCCTCATGCCGAAGTGAACCGGGTACTTGGTTCCGTTTATGGTAATCGTTCTCATAGGCCGTTAACTCTGTCCGCCAGATCCGCTGCCGCCACTCTGAGGCGTTGCCGGGGTGAGGTTGCCGCTTCCGGTGAAGGTGTAGGAGTAGGTCGCGTTATCGCCAGCCTGCGCTCCGAGGGAGAACGAGGTGACATAGGCGTTTCCGGTGTAGGTCTTGGTGAGCCCGGTAAGAGGAGACTTGATGATCACTTCCACCTGCGCCTTTGAGAGGACGAGCGCAAGGACATCCTCGCTGCTCTTGTGTGAAGTCGAGAGTGCGGAGTCGATGACCACAAGGCCCTCTCCGTCGACACTCCACGAGATGTCGCCCGGATACTTCTCCTTGCCGTCGGTGTCCTTCGTGCGGATATCCTTCACCTCAAGATCGACCTTGAGGGAGTGCGTTGTCGCATGGAGCGTCGGCTTGCCTCCCACGAGGACGATGATGTCCTCGCCTTGAATGACTTGTTTGCTTCCAACTGTTTCTGCCATATTGTTTTGAATTTATTGTTGTCTATACTATTCTGAATGTGAGTGTCCAACAGTGCAGGTCATAGTCCGGATAATACTCGTATGCGGAGGATCGGTGCTGCACCCTCTTGTCGTCGATGGCATTCCCGTCGAGCTCTGCTGCGAGGGCTTGCTTGAGCTGCTGCGCCCCGGCATACTTGCTGTCGTACACCGACACATCGAAGACGGTGTTGTAGCCGACGATGCCATCCTTGGTGCGGATCGGCACCTCCTCCGGAGTGGTGAACGCAGCAAAGGGAGCGGAGGTCGTCGCATCGACGGCCCCGGCCTGCACCTTACCCTCAAGGGTTGGTGCAATCAGCTCGATCTGCGCTATTAAGTTCACTCTGAAGTCCGACTGTGACATACTGCTTTACTTGTCCACTTTTTTGAAGTGCTTGTTTACATATTTCTCCACTGATGTTGCGAGTGCATCTCCGAACCCGGAGACCACCTTCTCTTGGTTTTCGGTGTAGGATTCCTCGATGAACGGACGCGGTTTTATTCCCTTGACATGCCGGGCAAAGACCTTGTCCCCACTGGCCGTTGTAAATACCAGCACTCCTCCCTTCTTGCGAGGATACCGGGGATCGACCGTTCCTTCGTGTATGAACTTGCCGTAGTATTGGTTCGCCTTCTTCTTTTTCGTCTTGCTGAAGACAGGCTTTACCGCCACATCCACTTCGGTTTTCGGTGCGGACTTATCGCGGAAGGACACTACCTTGATCTGCCGCTTGAGCTCTCCGCTGCGCACCGGGACGCGGTTACGCGCTCCCTGCACGAACGGTTTTGCAGAACTCTTGAGGGCCGAACGCAACATGCTTTTCTGCATCGTCCGAGGCATGTCATCAAGGATATCCTTGGCCTCTCTGTATCCATCAACCTTGACCGTCAGCATCGCTCTTAACCGTTATGAGGTGAAGCCGCCATCTGCGGCCCTCCTCCTGCACTGATGTGATCTTGCGAAGAGAGTCACCGTCCTGCACGAGCATCCCGGCTGTGATTCCGGTGCGGTAGCGGATGGTGTACGCCACTTCGTTCTCATGGACGATGCGTCCGGCATAGAGGTTCTCGCGTCCCCCGGCCTCTGTGCGCTGCGCGTAACAGAGTGCCACCAGCGTTTTCTGGTGGGTGCGGTCGTTATATTCGTCGCGCACCTCTTGGAAGCGATATATGCTGATGCTGTGATCAAACATTGTCCCCGGTCTCTTCTGGTGAATATGGATGTACCCTCCAAGGAAGGAGCAGTTTCTCAGCCGTTAACGGCAGCTGGGAAACGCTCCTCCCGACGAGGGCATCGCTCTCATTGTCAAGCAGAGTCCCCACCGTCAGAAGAATAGCCGACTTGATGGCCGGAGGAAGCGTCGCTGCGGTGAACTCCTCCTTGAGGCTGCGGTTGGTGAGGTCATCGGCATAACCGATGGCCATCTCCAGATACTCCCCGATGAGGGTGTCCAAGGAGTGATCGTCCCCGACGCGAAGGTGTGCGCGAGCAATTTCCAACGATATGAGATTCTGGCTTGACATACTTTGAGCGAACCACTACTAACCACTAATAACACTACAACACTATATGAGAGAGAAATAATGAGGTTCTATTCGTCGTCCTCGTCTCCTCCGGTACCGCCACCTTCAGCTCCGCTGCCGGAGCCGGAACCGCTACCGCTGCCGCCACCGGATGCGCTCTCATGAACGAGCTTCTTAACCGGGTGCGTACCTGCGTCGAGGAGGTTACCGTCGACGCGAGCGAAGCCGAACAGACCGATGGAGAGGTATTCTGCGAGGAGTTCGTTAAGGCGGATGACCTTGAAGTCCTTGACAAGACGGATCTTGTACTTGGAGAGGTCTCCGAAGAGGACGGAGGCGTTTCCGGCTCCGATGTCGGCAATGTCGTCATTGAGGACATAACCCTTGCCGAGGATGGTGGCCGGGGTGCCTTCCTTGAGGGAGTCCTGCCAGATGTAGCGGCCCTGCAGGTCTTTTATCTTGGCGAGTTCCCAGAGGGTGTTGTGGTTGAGCATAAACTTGCCGACCTTGGCATAGTTGCTGTCCACTCCCTTGATGAGGTCGATGATATTGTCGAAGGTGAGACCGTTTGCTGCGGCCTTTGTCTCGATGGCCGTTGCAGCTGTCACGATACCCGTAGGCTGGCCGGAGCCGGAGCCTGTGGTGAGGTGCTCGTTGACACCGCGTCCGAAGGACTCAGCGAGAAGGCCCGACAGCAGCGCGTCAAGATTGAATGCGGAGTCCTGCAACAGTTCGAGGGACACCGGGATGATCGGGGTGCGGTAGGTGTAGGCCTTGAGCACCTTGCTTCCGAAGGAAGGAGTGCGCCTTGTGCTCTGCTCGTACTCTGCTACGATCGTTGCCTTGGCAGCGGTGTCATTGATGGTCGGCAGGGTGAGGTCACCGCCTGCGCTGGTGGTGATGATCTGCGCAGCCTCGAAAAGACCGCCATAGTTCTTGAGGGCAATCTCGACGCTGGAGGCAAGGGCCGACGGGATGAGTAC